AGAACCCACACCTGAATGCCCCGATGGAGATCTTGACAAGTGCTGCGATGAGTGGATAACCCAATTAGAATCAGCAACTAATGTTTGGGGACAAGAACAAAGAATATTGATGGCGAAAGTAAAAAATAAATGTGGAGATCATTATTTTAAAAAATTTAAAAAGTCCACACCAGCATCAGACCCAGAAGCCACAAGAAAAGCATTAGAAGAAAAGTCAAAAGGACTGGAATCGGTTGGCCCGCAAGAAGGCAGTGCGTGGCCGCCATGGCAACTTAAATGGATATATGAAAATTTGCTGGGCTTAATTGACGTTGAGGGTATTATTGCTCTAATCATATTATGTATACAATCTAAACTTGGTATAGAATTAACTGCTCAGGGTATATGTAGAGCAGCTCTTATAGAATTAATAAAAGAAATGGGAATTGGCAAAATGGAGGAGGCCTTATTAGCCGGCGCCTTCGGAGATCCTGAGCGATATCAAGATCTTATTGGAGCAGTAAGCAATAGCCCAACACAAGATCCGATTAGTATAGACCAGTCATTTAAAAATGCCCCTATCGCCACCTACATGTCTATGATGCTAGAGACTGAAGACATAACTTCTCCTCCATCCTGGCTAAATTATACTACTATAGCTATGATTAGCGCTCTAGAGCAGGGAGGGTATGTCATTGAATTGGTGCCTGGCGACCGACCAAAAAGTGTCATAGATGATATGCCTGGATATCTTATGTTTCCAGCTGGAAACGAGTTTACCAATACCTCTAATTCAGCTTTAAGCTCGATTTACGGAGAACAGGTTGTTATAGGTGGAACATACACGTGGCTTGAGATTGAGGATGAAAGACAAAGATTATTAGAACAAGGCTTTACTAAACAAGATATTGAGGGGCAACTAGTATATCGTGGCTATTTGAAGCCATCTGGCAAACATTTTGAGTCAATTCCAGAAACGCTTCAGCAGCTCCGCAGTGATTTGGCAGAGGCTACTGGAAGCGGCCAACTCGGAGCCACTTTACAAGATGCAGAAGACTGGCTTGATTATATATTATCAATAATTAATTTGCAAGAAATGTGTGAATTGTTGGTTGGTAGTATACTAGAGGGTCTTGAGGATTTATTAAAAGACCCTCTTGGGTTCCTTAGCGGCGGAATCGGAGATTGGTGGGATGATTTCTTAGATGCGTTGAAAAGAAAGTTTTCTTTTCCCTTGCCGAACTTTAAGTGGCCCGATAAATTAACCACAGACACCCATATGGGCGACTATGGCCAAAAATTATTAGAAATGATGCTCTCATTAATAATAGCTATTTTATCTCAAATTTTAAATTTGGTTATTAAAGATGCCCTCTTAAAATGTATAGAAGAGGAAGAAGAAGACGGATTAGCTACAAATCCAAATCCACCTGGCCAACCTCCGCCTTCTCTAAGAATACCGGGCATTAATTCTCTCTTACAAAACGAAACGCCAAATCTTGCAGGCGGAATTCCTTTTCCAGCATTGTCCGGCTTGATGGACGATCTGTTGAATAGTTTGTCTCCTAGCCAATTGTGTGAATTATTAAATGGTACCGCGTCAAAACAGACACTATATGGTCTCTTATTAAGAATTAGAGAACAGAGAGAAACATTAATTAAAAATGCCGCTGATTCTCTTATGATGTCAAATCCTGGGTTAGCCGAAATAGATGCTATTAATATAAGCAGCGAAAAAATTAAGAAGAGCCTAGATTCTATGAGTGACATAAAATCTATGTTTGTGTCTTTAAAAGAAAAAGCTGAGGAAAACAACATAAATCTAGATCTTTTAGCATGTGATAGTCTGACACCTTCCTCTCCCATGATTAGTGATGTGTGCACCGCCTTTTATGATAGAGAAGGAAGAGCTATCTCACTCCAAGAAGCTGGCATGACAGAAGACGAGGCAAATGAACAGATCGATTCAGACTTGAGCGCGCTAATAGGTAAGATCGCCGGCCATGCCCCTGCTTTATTTGCAGATGGGATAAACGGAGCCTTAAGGGGCCTTCCTGATATGTGTGAGACTGGTGGCTTCGCCGCCCCACCTGGCGTAACTAACGCTATGAACATGATCACTGACAACATACTAGATAATGTTAAAGGATCTTTAATCCAAGATTTAACTGCCATAATGTACTTTGCTGTGCCTCCTCGCGCGGTCTTGGCCATCACCGACCCTCATAAAATGATCGAGGCTCATGAGTTGATGAAAAAATTCGTTGTAAAACCTTCTCAAAGAAGGGCAATCGCGTATATTGGTCCATTGAACTTTTTTCCTGCAGCCGACCGCGCTGAAATTTTTAGAGAGATGCCAGTATATCCAATTATCTACGGTACCGCCGGTATGAGTTATGGTAACTATCGTTTTTCTTTTACAGATGACGAACTGAACTCTTTAATCCAAGAAGACACTTACACCAAACAAGAAATAGACGCATGGGAGCGCCCCGGGGGAGGCACCGGCAATGTGCCGTACTATATTACGAACTCGCCTAAGGAACTAAATGCGAACTACCGGGATGTGTGGAGTGACGCGACCCTCACCAATATGGGCGTCGACCGCTATTATACCAATGAAGAAACAAGAGGAATTTATCAAAGGTATATTGAAGCCCATCCCGAGGTTGAAAACGATGTTCAAACACACAATTTCTTTAAACCAGCAACATTTCTTAGACTTCTTAAAGAACCAAGCTTCTACCTTTTTCCGCAAGGATCCACCAAAGGCGAAGGTAATATCAAATTGTCGATTGCACAAAACTTGTTGTTAACCTCTTATGCAAGTTCTAATCCTCCATCACCTGGATCTCCTGCAGAACAAGCTATTAGCACAGAAAATCCGCATGAATTTATTGATTATTTAAATGATAATGATGACGCGTATGAAAGAATACGCAGAGTCACATATGAAAAATTTAATTCTCTTATAAAAGATGTAACTTTATCTGAGATGCTCTTAGAACTGACACATATAAAAAATCCTTTATGGACAGGCCAAAAACAAGGTCACTCACCGAATCTACCAAATCTTTGGCAAAAAAAGCGGGATCTACGACTCTTGCGTAAATCTCATTCTATTCATACGCCCTTAAAACTTATACATCCAGATCCAGATGTCTGGATGTTCATGTTTCATTGGTATGTAGGTCTTCCGTTAGGGGACCTACACTATGAATATATGGATACACTCGACCGTATTGACGCCGGCGGCGGCAGCCCCTCATTATCAGACACAGACCCCTCTCAATGGTCTGAATTCGGTACATATATCGGTGGATCCAGCGCCACCCAGCTCTCTGGAGAGAATCCGCCGGAGAATTACAATGACCCGGGCACTCCTCTCAGCGCCGGCCGCTGGCGCACGTGGGCCCAATATGCTGAGTCTCTTAAGCGATCTCCCGGCATGTTCTCTTTGCTGGGATACGCCGAGGATCACCTGTTGTCGGCGGAAGGATCCCACGCCCCTGAGGACGCAGCGGCCGCGGAAGATCCCCCGACATTCGATAATTATGATTTTGAAGTCACAATGGGCCATGAATACGACGAGGGTGTCAGCGACGACGTGGAATTCTGGGACGACGAGGGCGAAGGTGCCCCAAAAGCCTTAATTTATGCGTTTATGGAACTTACTCTCGGCGAGGCCATAGGACTTACAGATGAAAGATTAGAATTTTTATACCCTGAATTTCCCGGCGCTTATGTCGACGGCGTCCTTTTGACACAGACCTCCTCCAAATTCGGCGGCGACTGGGCCGAGTCACCCTCCTCTTTCGCGCCGGATATATTTAATGGTCGCCAGATGGTCCCATTATATGTTACCTTTAAACAAACTTTTATAGACCCTGAAAGTATACTTGCACAAAGCCCAAAGGACATGGCTGAATTTTTTAGTGCTGCTAGAGATCCAGTTAATGAAGAACTATATGAATATCTATCTAACACTGATCTTTTTCCTCAAGTATTAGGATTTAGCGATGACAACCCACACTTGATCGACCCAGATCTAACAGCTGAAGATACAACTCCAACTATGGGTCAAACACAGGCGTATAGTGAATATGTAAAAATGTCGATTTATAATTATGATAGTTATAATCCTAACATACTCAAGTTTGATTTGCCTTTTACACAAATATTCCAAGATGTCGCCGGCGTTAACGGCACTACAGGATTTGATTCAGGTCAAAAAATACAAGAAATATTTGATACTTTCACTAGTAAATTAACCGACACGGATGAATCAGAACTCTCTTCTTTGGTCAATTCCTTAAAAATTGAAACTAGTGAAGACAGTCTGGTATATCAAAATATGTTAGGTATCGATCGCGATTCTCTGCTGCCTCAAATAGGGCTCTATAAAGATACATTTAGAGTTTTAAAAGGGAAACTAACAAAAATTGAAGATTACGATGTGCCACCCGGTCCGTTAGCTAGGGATACTTCGGTACAAAATGCTTTATATGACTACAACTCGACTAAAGATGTCGAGTCCGATGTATTAGAATTAATAAAGAAAATTTATGGCAATGTAGAAGTTCCTGTATCAAAAATTTCAGAAAACTATGGGCCTGTTTTCCAGGGCAAAGGTTCGAACTTTGTTGTACCTGTGCCACACGACGCTCAAACTCCGCGTAAAGATTTTTCTTATGCAGTGGAGCCATTAAACTTTAAGGCGCAAGTGTTTGGTCAGCTGATGACTTATAAGTTTTTCGAAAAATATGAACAGTACTCGGATCCCGTTTGGTATAAAGCCGGCGGCGAGGTCATTTCAGGTGCCCCAAACAAGGAGGACATGAAAAAGAATCTAAATTTTGTTTTATCAACCCATGGATTTAGTTCTCTACAATATGCATATTCTAACCAAATGTTCGCTAAATTAAAAAGATCGCGCCTTCATGAACGAGGGTTTATGAAACAACTTTGGGATAGAGTTCTAAAATCAGGAGGCAAGGGTAATAAAAATATCTCTGAAGCTTGTTTAAACATTTTTGGACAGCTGGGAATGTCCAACATCGATGAGGAAAAATTAAACACAGATTTCTTTAAAATAGCTTCGGCAAAGCAAGATATAATGGAATATTATAATAAATCTCTCTGCAGGGATGTTTATGAAAAAAACAGCTTTGAAGAAAATGCTGTACGTATGGCATTGTTGCAGGGTATTGTAATATTAATAGTAAAAATATATACATTGGAAATGTATATAGCTAGCGTTATAGCATGGGATAGTTTTAATTTAGAAAATGTTTTTGAAACAGATTTTATGGTTAATATTATTGTTAGTAATATCGAAAAAGATTTGAAAAAGCATCTTGCCAGACCAGGCCGCGGCCCCGATGACGTTCTTCCGAAATATAGTGTACTTGATAGAATAGGCATATATGCTAAAGATATAGTAGAAAAAACCTTAGGAACTAAGTCTGAAGAGGAATTAGCTGAGAAGCTGAAGGTTCGAAGCGCGCTAGCCTATATGATAGCGGATGAGGGCAAAAAAATATATGACATAATTGTTGATCCTGTTGATGGAATATTTAGAAATGGCAACCCCATTAGCACAGATTTAGAATTAGATATCTTAATGAATTCAGATACTGACTTTTATACTCAATACAAGGATAAAGTTAACGATGATATAACTGTAAATCCAGTTAAATTTCAAAATTTATATCACATGGGTGACTACGAATACGTTGTTGACGTTCGTTTCCATGAAAACATATATACATTAAATTACGGCTCTGGAGAAATACAGGATCTTTATGGCCCCGCCGGCCGAGAGATACACCTTTATACTCCAGAAATGGACGGCCCTCTGACACTTGTTCCTGGAGAAGACGAACAGGGCGCCCAGCTTCCCTACACAGGCATGCCTGCTGGAGGCTACGAAGCTGCCCCCCTCGGCCAGCCAGTTCAATTCACTAGCCCCGCTCAACTAGGCCTCACGACGGACGTCGAATGGAGGGGAGTATCTTTTGCAGACCACACACCTACCTACGCTAAAAGACATATTAACATGTACGGGTTTAATGAGACTCCTATTGTAAAAAAGAAGAAATCAAAAAACTTTTTTCATTCTTTGCCTTACAACTATTACGAAGGAACCTGTGGTTTTGATACTGGGAAACCAGAAGCTTTTGTAACAGGTCCCGCTGACGTGGGCGTCGTGCCGGATCCCGACGTCGTGGGCGTCGCGCCGGATCCCGACGTCGTGCCGGCTCCGCCCGAGCCCGGTGACATGGACGGCGCCGGCATGCCGGCCGACGAGGACACCGCCGGCTCTTGGACTGTCATCAACCCGTATATGCCACCAGAAGAAAAAGGCCCAATGTGCGATTATTCAACGCCTTTTCTTAAATATGTTGAGCCCTCTATAATCAATGGTCGTCGTGATTTTCACGAAACGGTTCACAACTATGGACTCCGCGCCCTTGGCAATTTAGGCGATAAATCACATCATCAATATTCAGAATATATTAAAATTAGAGATTTGATGATAACACAATTAGGACGCGCCGACGGATTTAACAAAGAAATGTATAAGCATACCCAATCTGGCAATGCGTTCAACGGTAATTTTGGAAATATAACTTTTCAACCTTATGTCAAGGTGGTCGACTGGACTCCTGAAGAAATAGCACAAAATCAAAGCAAGTATGAAGTTACTTTATACCAGGAAAATGCCGGCGGCAATATTTCTATCGAGCCATGCGCGAATCCACATAACATAATACATATACCGTTTGGTGAATATGCTCAAGCCTTTTTTGAAAGTATGAACGCTACTCGCAATAACAACATATTTAGTGCTTACATATATGATTATATACCGCTTACTATTTGGAGTAATTTTTATAGCGAGATATTTTTAAAGCTGCTTTATACTGACTTTGCAGATACAATGAAGCCGTTTTATGAAAAGTATGGTTTTGAGCCCTTTTTCAAAGAGATCAAGTTTGGCATACGGCTTAGCTACTCCACAACTTTGTCAGTAGATGAATCTATCCCTGAATTAGACTTAAAAGAGTTTATGAGAAATTCATTTGGGCATGGCCAACCCGATACTTTGGGTACTCATCCTGTACCTGCTTGGGGATTAAAGAGCAGTAAAACATTCTTTAGTCATAGGCCATATTATGTTGACGCTCCCCCAGAAAATGGCCAGTGGGATACTGCTGAGTACCCTGAGGCAAAATTTAAAATTTGTGATGAACTACAAATACCCGTTGTTGAAATTGAGAGGAACATTGTATCTGTTCCAAATGCATATTCTTTTTTGGTTGGCGAGAACAATACTTTAATTTCTTTAGAGAAATTAGGTATTTATGATGAGGGCACACACGCTCTTTTTGGAGAAACGCTCACAGATCTTTCCTTCCCACAGATCAGCCCTGAGACGAAAGCAGCCAAGTCTGAAAAAATACTTTCTAAAAAAGACCTTGATTCTGGCTGGCAAGAAGGTAAACCCCATCCGGATTCGCCCGAGCCCGGATCGGTCTTTGATGCAGGCGCTTATTCAGATCAATACATACAATCCGACTGTGTTGACCGCCATGGTTTTGACGTCAACACGGATCCGAACTCGTCCCCGATTACACAAGAACAATGGAATCAAGCAGCACTCAGGTACGACCAAGCGAAACTCATTATAAGACTAGCTCCACAATTTAGCAAGGAATTATTTGAATATTTTAATGGAAATAAAGGCCTGCTCAACTCGGATGTTTTCGCTGATGGTTACAAACAGCACATCGGCGTCCAATTCGGTGAGACCATCCCGGTTAACAACGCTTCATGGCCCGAAGAAGAGAACGATGAACCGGAGTGGGGTGGCGGCGGCGGCACCCTCGACGTCGGCGGCCAGTGGGCGCCCCCGAACGCCGCGCCCGATGCCTCTAGTTATAATCCCAGGGGTATCATCAACGATCGTCGATGGACATACACTCTAGGAGACTCTGACAGATGCAAATCCCCGGAATGGTGGACCGATGAACACAACGATCCCACCGGATGGGGATATGTTGAAGATCTTCCCTCGGGCGAATATTCCCCGATGCTGAAATTTGATTATATGGTTAATCCGATTTGGGGTAACTATCCGTCGTATACACCAAGAGACTATCCAGAGTATATCGCAGTTTATGTGCATAGACATGAGTGGGATTTTCAAGGCCTTGACGAGCCTCTTACGGAAAAAGATCCGGAATTCAGTGCCTTCTATAAAAAACAATACCAGGCCTGGCACGTAGAAAACACTGAAGGCACTACTCCGGACGATCCTGCTACCCCAGAAGATGAATTCTCTCTGCCGACGGACGGGAGCGTCGACCCATGGCATCTCATCCTCACCGACGAGGCCCTCGTGACGATGTTGAACGACCCGGCATACGGCATGCTCAGCCTGTACACGGCGAAAAAGAAGGAAGAGATGAAGGAAATTATTCCGCACTACTGGCAGCACGACTCGGCGACTCTATTCGATTGGGAGTGGACACAACGCCTTGTCTTGCGTAATTTTAGTGAAGACGAGTTAGCCGCTCTTTCAAATCTAGCATGTAGACATTTACATCCAGATTATATATACGAATTGGATGAAAAACTTTCTGGCTATTGTATGGATCAGCAAGGCACCGGCACGGTTACGGAAATCACACCTAAACCACCCCCACCTCCACCAACGGGAATCGAACAAACAGATTTAGGTCCATATATTCCTGGGTTGACTCTTACTGACAGCCAGCAATTACAAGAAATGTTAAAGGCCACGAATGCCGGCGCAATGAAACACTTAACTAATAATTTTCATCAATTCTTTTATAAAAATCTAGCTCAAAGCATGATAACTGAGTTGAAAGAAACACCAGAATTTAAATTGATGTATAATCATTTATTTCCAATGAAAAACTATATGTCTCTGTCTTTCGCCATGGCCGGAGATAGCTTGTCTAAATTTATTAAGGAACCAACAGACGTCTTGCGGGGAACAAAAAATACCTTATTTCAGATTATGAAAGGAATAGAAAATTCTTTGGATTACACGTTTATTCCTGAACCAATTGCCGACTTCTTAGAAAATCAAATGCCGGCCAATATGCCAGACACGATGGCGCAAGATCCAAATATGTCAAACATAATATTGTGGATTATAATACGAACTTCTTTATTAATTCTTAAAGGGTTTGTTGAGGTTACCGACCCCGCAATTGCATTGGCTAAAGCCATAATTATGGCCGCCAATGCTATACAACAAGCTATTATTTCTGCTTTAGAATCTGGAGTTTGGATTGCAAAACAATCAGCACAGGCCGCAATCGCAGCTGCCGACATGGCCATGATGACCATTGAAGGCACCATGGCCGGCGTCGCGACCACGGCGAATTCAGCTCTCGACATGTATTCAACGGTCGTATTTGATCCTGGCAACTTAGACGCGGATCCGCCAATCATGCCTAAACCAGAGGATAACCTAAAAAAATATATCGAGATTGAGATCAAGGATTCATTTGATACCTGGGTCTTGGAGATGACCACACCTCCTTGGATTGACAAGCTGGATAATGAACCGACCACTGATGGCTCTCTTACAGCTCGTGAAAAGTGGGATAAGATGGCTGCCGATATGAAAAAGCTGCAAGACGCTCAAAAAGAATATAAAAAAGCTAAGAAGAAAAAAGAATCGATTCAAACTGATGTTATGAAGACAATTAAAAATATGGAAGAGGGCATCGCAGAAGCAAAGGAAGAATTAAGAAAAGTTTTTGCATCTCCGTACTTATTGCCGGGCTTGTGGGCTGCAATGATCCCCTCTATGATGCCATGGGGCGGCGGTATTATGCCTCCACCCTTGCCCGGAGGGCCATCCAGCACTATACCTGGCATGATATATCTTGCATTAATTTTCGTAGATCAATGGGAACAAAATCAGCATGATGAGTTTTTTGGTGACGACGATCCAAATTGTGATGATTATCTTTAAGTCTATTACTGGCATGATTTTAATCCTTTAACTATTTATAAGTGCACTTGAGAATCTGTCTAAAATATGTTTAGGGGACAAAAATGAGCGCTATAGGACCAAGACTACCTTTGATGAAAGATGAAGTGTTCGGACATTTTTCTCTTATTACTGAATATAAAGAAGAAATAAAACAAAATTTAAAAAATCTTCTTTTAACGGCGCCAGGAGAAAAAATGATGAATCCTGATTTTGGGGTTGGAATGCGTCACTTTTTATTTGAGCCTAGAAAACATAGTATTTCTGGTATGAGACAAAAAATAGATAATCAAATAAGAAAATATATGCCTTTTTTAAGAAACCTTCGAGTACAGTTTGATACTAATACAGATCAAGATTATTTAAACGATTCAAATATTTTATCTGTAACGATTATATACGACATACCAAACTTGAACTTGTCTACCAGCTTGGTCTTAACCAAGGAGGATATTAATTAAAACATGTCTAAAAAAGATAAAAAACTTATAAGATACACTGATAGAGATTTTAATTCCATAAAAGAGAGCTTAGTAAACTATACTAAAAGATATTACCCTAATGTTTTTCAAGACTTTTCAGAAGCGTCATTTGGCTCTCTCATGTTAGATACTGTTTCATATGTGGGAGATGTATTGTCCTTTTATTTAGACTATCAAGCTAATGAATCATTTTTAGACACTGCTATAGAATACAATAATATACTAAGACACGGTGAACAAGTTGGCTATAAACAACCATTAAAAGCAAACTCTTTTGGAGTGGTGTCCTTATTCATCTTAGCACCAGTTACTCCGGATGGATCAGATCCAGATGTTAACTATTTACCTATACTCGTACGCGGAACTAAATTTTCCAGTTTGTCGGGTCAGATATTTACTTTAATAGACAATGTGGACTTTGCAAATCCTGATAATGAAATTGTAACTGCCACTTCAAATACGGGCGACGGCGCCTCTGTTTCATATGCTGTAAAGGCATATGGAAGAGTTATGTCTGGAGAACTTAACGAACAAACTGTTAATGTTGGTAATTTTACTAGATTTTTGTCAATTGCACTGACAGACCCAAATATTACGGAGATAGTATCTATAACTGATTCCGAGGGGCATGAATATTATGAAGTTGATTATTTATCACAAGACACAGTATTCAGGACGGTGATAAACAAAGATGTCGGCACAAGGAAACACGCTCCGGAAAAGATAGTTGCAACATCTGTGCCCCGACGGTTTATCACTTTTAATAAATTTGGGCAAATTTTTGTAAAATTTGGTTACGGCTCTGAATCTTCTTTAAAAACTGATAATATAACTCATCCATCTAACATCGTTTTAAAGATGCATGGCCGCGCATACGAAAATGATGCATCCTTTGACCCATCAAACCTTCTAGAAACGGATAAATTTGGCATTTCTCCTGCGAACACTACTTTAAGAATTGTGTATCGAACAAACACAGTTGATAAAACTAACGTAGCAACCAACGGGCTAACCAAGGTGTCTGAGCCATTATTTGTTTTTGGTAAAAATGCTATAGTCGCTAGTAAAATTAATTTGGTAAGGGACAGTATTGAGGCAACAAACGAAAAGCCAATTCTAGGAGATGTTTCTTTGCCAACAACTAAAGAATTAAGACAGCGCGTTAATGATGTTTTCGCCTCTCAAAATCGTGCTGTAACAGCGAATGACTATGAGGCCTTGGTTTATAGGATGCCTGCTAAATTTGGCAGAGTCAAGAGAGCAAAAATAATAAGAGATCATGATTCTTTTAAAAGAAATTTAAATTTGTATTTGCTATCAGAAGATTCTAATGAAAATTTTGTAATTAGCAACCAAATTTTGAAAAATAATTTAAAGCTATGGCTCAATAACTATCGTATGATAAACGACACAATTGATATTTTAGACCCTAAAATTATTAATATAAAGATTAACTTTGTCGCTGTGGTTGATTATTCACAAAATAAATATGAAGCGCTTACTGTGGCGATCAAAGAAATACAAAACATGTTCAGGGAAAAACTAGATATAGGAGAGCCAATCTATATTACAAAAATTTATGATGTGCTTAATAATCTGGATGAAATTGTCGATGTTACAGATGTAAAAATAGAAAATGTTTCTGGAGGCAATTATTCCGACTCAACTCTTGAAGCAAGCGGTTATCTCTCTGCCGACGGCCGGATTCTATATGCTCCCGAAGACACTATTTATGAATTAAAATATCCAAATCTAGATATTGAAGGGACTATTAAATAATGGCTATTAAAAAGTATATTGCTAGCTTGGACAACACTATAACTAATGCGAAGGGAGTAGACAAACCTACCCGCGCAACTGGCTCGAACATGGGCGCAGCAGATATACTAGAGACTTTTTCAATTTATGGTTTGGCCACGACTTCTTCAGTCGAATTGTCCCGTATACTGATACAGTTTCCTGTCGACAAAATATCATCTGATAGAGCAGCTGGTACAATACCCGAACCTGGGAAAGTCAATTTCTTTTTAAGAATGTTTAATGCAAAACACTCAGAGCAATTACCAGAAAACTTTACTGTTAACGTTTTGGCTGTATCTTCTTCATGGCAAGAGGGTTCAGGCTTGGACATGGAAGGCTACACAGATAAAACAAAAGATAATATCAAAGGTTCGAATTGGAAGAATGCAAATAATAATTTTGTACAAGCCACGTTGATCGACGCGATTGATACCACAGGTGTTGCTATTAATGATGCATTTACAATGACTGTTCCCGCCGCCGCCGGCGGCGACGCAACCGCCCATGTGTTCAATTTTGTTGATACTGCAGTCGCCGGTGCCGGTTCTAATAATTTTGGAATTGCGTTAGATACTGCAAACACACCAGCCAAGGCCGCGACAGCTGTTGTAGATGCTATAAATGGAACTGTAAACAGCGCCGTGGGATATAACGGAGGAGCCAATGGCACGGTTCTAACAGCCGGGACGATTGGCCTCACAGCGGCCATCACAACGGATGAAACTACTAAGATCACTCTAACCATGGACGACACCGGTACAGCTGGAAACGTGGCAAATGTCCTTGCAGCCGATACTGGGTTCGACCCCGCGAGTGACCTTCTTAAAGTAACCGCTTTTACTGTCGGCGACGGCGCTTGGACAACAGTTGGAGGGGATTATCATACGTCTCCTTACGTTTCTGGTTCTACTATGCCAAATTATACTTTTACATTTGTAAATGGCTATGAAGATCTCTTACTTGATGTTTCTTCTACTGTAGAAGAGTGGCTGGCCAACAATAAACCAAATTATGGTTTTGGGGTTTTTCTAACCTCTAGTCTTGAAGGTTATGTTTCTAACTCATCGGGGGATACTGTTGGAGCAATACTTCATAATCCATCCGGACAACAAAAAAGTTGTTATACAAAAAGATTTTTTTCCAGATCTAGTGAATTTTTCTTTAAACAACCGGTTATTGAAGCTAGATGGGATTCTAGAGTCATGGACGACAGGGGAAATTTTTATTCTAGTTCATCCATCGCGCCGGCTTTAGACAACTTAAATAATCTATATTTATATAACTATATTAGGGGCCGACTAGTCGACATTCCTAGTGCTGAAACATTGGCCGTTAACCTTTATGCCTCTAGCAACGGTGCTCCTTCCGGACCGAGACTAACTGTTTTGACTGCGTCTAAGGCTAACACTGGTGTTTATAAGGTTACTGGTTCAATCAACACAACTTCTTCTATAATACATGATGTATGGTCAGGAAGCGTGGGAGGAGAATACAAAACTGGAACGATATCAGTTAAAAACTTTAATAATACTTCCGTACTTAATTCAGATGATTATACACAATTTACTACAAAAATAATTAATCTAAAATCAAAATATGCGAAAGACGAAATAGCAAGATTTAGAGTATTTACAAGACCAAGAAATTATAGCCCCACAATTTATACTGTTGCTAGCACAGAAATGCAACATGTAATCATTCCCAGCGCTTCTTTTGAAATAGTCAGAATAGCTGATAATAATAAAATGATTAATAATTCTACTGGCAGCTCAACAAATCACACCTATATGTCATATGATAGTTCAGGAAGTTATTTTGATTTAGACATGAAATTGTTGGAGCCAGGCTACATGTACGGAATAAAATTCTTATTTTATTGTTCAAATGGCTGGAGAAAACAAGAAGAAACATTTAATTTTAGGGTTGAAAATAACTAATACGGCTGGGTTTCTCTTATGGGTATAAAAGATTTATTTGATAAAGGTTATTCGTTAAAATCTATAAAGAAGAAAAATCAAGAAAATATTCGCGAAGATCTTGAATCTGTAAGATATATTGACGCATATGCAAAAAGAAAACATAGATTTTTTCCTGATGTAGATTTTACGACTGCTTCTAACTTTGCCCGCTTCGGGTTAGCCGAAGAGTATTACGATACTGCAGTTAAGCGCATATATCAAACTTATCCTTATGATGGTTCTAGAGCAGAGAAACTAGAATGGGAAAACGAAGGTACATACTTAGATATCTTTATTTTCGAAAATGAGTATCCCAGAACTAATGGATTTGTTACTTTTAATAGTATTTCTCATACATATACCTCTACTGAAGAGGGTAATATTTACAGCAGTAGTGCACCTCAGTATATTTACTTTACCGGCGGCCCACATGCAGATACGCAAGGTGATTATAAGAGCAATATTACAGCAGGGCCGAGTCATAAAGGTGCCTCTAAAACAAATATCTATGATACAGCTAGTCAAAGAACAAATAATCTTGAAATAGACCCAGATAAGGGTTTGACAGTTGAATTTTGGATGAAAAAAGATGGTTGGGCTTCTGAAGACGTTTTAAAATATGAATATATATTCAATATTGCTGCTTCTGGATCAACGGGGGATGATTATGGAAATTTAAGAATATATTCTTATGGTCTTGGCAGTGGAAAGAGTCACTTGATATTAAAAATAGAATCGGGGTCGTCTGACGTGTATACTGCCACCCACGCTACTGGATTGGATGATGTTGCGGATGGAAAGTGGCATCACTATGCTGTTACTTATAAGCAAGGCAATTCAAAACTTTATGTTGACGGAACACACCAATCTGAACAAACTGATTCATCAATTAACTCTATATCCGGTAAATTAATTGCCGCCCTGGGCGCCCTCGCATCACCTAGGGGAACTAGCCTCAGTCTGGCCGGCCGCGGCTGGGGAAACATAGTTTCTACTTCTTTCGATGAATTTAGATATTGGAAAACAGAGAGAGACGCACAACAAATTGGCAGATATTACCGTGATCAAATTGGCGGAGGCACAAACACTGACAACGTAAAATATGATGATGTTACCAACAAGGTTGATTTGGGGGTGTATTACAAGTTTAACGAAGGAATAACGGGAGTGTCCACGACAGACTCTGTAATATTGGATTATTCTGGAAGAATTTCTAATGGAACTTTTATCAACTACTCTTCTGGTTGCAGAAATATAAATTCTGCTATTGTTCTCTCCTCTGCCGCAACAAAAGAATTTCAAGATCCAATTATATATTCCTATCATCCTGACGTCTCTACTTTACTAGAAAATAAGAAAAAAATAGGCAGAATGCATGATCATACTAATCCTGCTTCATTATATAAATCAGTTCCAGGGTGGATTTTAGAAGAGGATGAGTCAGAATCTAATCATTTAAAATATTTAATGCAAATTCTTTCTAGCTATTTTGACGACTTGTATATGCAAATAGAAAAGCTGCCTAATTTAAGAAATATTAATTATCCAGATGATACTAAATACGAAAAGCCACTGCCTTTTGCCGAACGACTTTTA